CACCGGGAATTTGCCCTCGGTTTTCAGATTACCAATATTGCCATGGAAGATGATCTTTATGCCGATCAGTTCTTTAACGGTACAAAATCGCTTACTACTTCCTATGAACAAACCAGAGAAGTAGTAGCAATGAATCCTTTTAACCAGGCGTTTAACGTAGCAGCAGTGCAAAGTAACGGACAACCTCTCTGCTCCGGTTCTCAGCCTTACGATGGCGGTGTTTATTCCAATAGAGTTGGGGCATATAACGGCGTTAATGTTAATGTCGATTTTAGTGAGGCGGGAGTTGAACAGGCAGTAATACTAGCAGGTAAAATGAAAGATCAGGCAGGACTGCTAATTAATGCTCAAATTGAGAGATTGTTACTGCCGCAAGACTTAATGTTCTCAGGTTGCAGGTTACTTGAGTCCGTATTTAGAACAGGAACGGCTAATAACGACGTAAATGCACTTTATAACATGAAGGCTATTCCGCAAGGTTATGAGGTAAGCCATTTCTTAACAAGTCCTAGCAACTGGTTTGGATTAACTAATGTTAAGGGAACACGCAAGCATTTTGTAAGACGGCCACTTAAAGTAAATGTTACAACCGATCCCGTAACTGAAACCATGTCAGTGCTTGCATCAGGTCGTTATTCTTTTGGCATGTTTACTCCTCTTGGGGTAATCGGCGCAACAGGTTCAACGGCTTAAATTTATGAACAAAGAACTACAAGGATTGCTTGAGGAAGCAGAAAAAGAGCATCAAAAGCTTGTTCTGCTTCAAGCAGGTATTTTAGAAAAAATAAATCTTTATAAAGAAGAAAATAAAAAACTAACTCACTTGTTGATTTTATCTAAAGGAAAGATTGACGGTTATAGAGAAGTTTTGCAAAGAATGGATAAAAAGGAAGAATAATCATGTCTCAGTTCTACGAGTATAATTGGCCGGATACAACGCTTAAAAATGGGATAGCTCTTGATCAAACACTAACCGCAAATACTTCGCTGATGTTAAATGGTTCTTATGTTAACAAAACCACAAGAACAGTTAATTTTGTTGATGATTTTAGCATTGTTCCAAGAATTACGCTTAATTCGGCAGCTGATCTTTCCGGGATTAATTTTCTTATTACCGGTTATCAGAATGGGGTTTTTATTAGTGAAACCTTAACTGGGCCAAATGCAAATACAGTTACAAGCGTCAACTGCTTTGATACGCTGATACAGATAATTCCAAACACCACTAGCGTTTCTACAGTTCAAGTCGGCGTTGCAGCACTTGGATATTTCCCAATGATCCTATTAAATACCGCTAAGATTAATACTTCAGGGGTAAGTTATGCCTTAAATATAATACCAAACAAAACTAATCCTCCTCGTTATCAGATATTTCTATCCTTAAAAAATAATATAGGCCTAGGCAAATATGATTATTTAACAAGCGATGCTAACGGCAACTTTATTTCTTTTGTTGAACCATCAGATAAAGCGGAATTAATCAACAGTAATAATTTAGCCCAGAACTTACTAATTAAAATTACTGAAAACGATACTAATTCATCTCTAAAAGCCCAATTCCTGCAATTGTAAGTTAAAGGGGAAGATAAAATGCCGGCAACTAGTGGAAGTTATAGCTTTAGTAACATAAAAGCAGAGCTGATTATCAGAAAGGCTTACGAGTTAATAGGTATGCCTCTTAGTATGGTAACTGCAGAGCAATATAATTCAGCACTTAATATTATCAATTTTATCTTAAGCGATTGGACTAACTCCAATGTTAACTTATGGACACTAAAGTTAAATCCTGTTTTTTTAACTCCGGGACAAGCATCCTACCCTTTGCCGAGCAATATTACTAAAATATTTCAGGTATTTTTAAGAAGTAACGTAAGACAAAACTTCGGCGGTACTCCTTACAGCGAAAATAGCGAAGGAGATGATGACGGGATTGCAGAATATGCTTTTGACGGTAATCCCAAGACTGCCTGCAGCCAAGAAGGAGTAAACGGCACAATCGGTTACCAATACGGTGCTCCGCAAGTGATTAAAATTCTAGGCGTGCAATCAAATGTAGATAGGGAGTATAGCTTAACATTTTCCGGTTGGAACTTCGATGATGAGGAAGAATTAAAGCAAACTTTTTCTATAGATATTCCTAAAACCTTATATAAAAAAGGTATTACGCAGTGGTTTTTATTTGATGATAATTTAATTCCTTGTGATGCCTACGAAATCACCGAAACGGGAAGAGCTACTCTTAATATTACCGAGCTATATTTTAACAATCAATTACAGGATACTACCATGAGCGAAGTATCCAGATATGAATATCTATCTTACCCGAATAAATCGCAAATCGGTAGGCCTACCATTTACTACGTTGATTACCAGCGGACTCCATCCTTGTATATATGGCAGACTGCTGCTCCAATGTATAATTTAATAATGTATAGCGGTCAAAGTAGTATAGAAACACTAGAGAATTACACGCAAGGCATTGATATTCCGGCATATTTTTATACTCCTCTAATATATGGGTTAGCCAGCATGCTAGCAGCACAATACGCCCCTGAAAAAGAAGAAGGTTTAAAAATGAGATATCAGGAAACGCTGAGTCCGGCAGTAATTAATAATACGACGGAAGTCCCGCTTAAGCTGGAGGTATATAGTGACTAGTTTAAAAAACTGTCCTGTAAATACACAAATGGGAGATTACGTTAGAAAGGACGTAATTGAACCTATTGGAACTTGCGATTATTCAGGTTTTCCTTTTAGCAGGTCTGATCTGGTTAAGCAATATGAATGGCGAGGTAATCAGTTAGTCTGGACGGGGGCAATAGTAGGTCGCCCTTTTTTAGACGAGCCAAACGAGCAGAATAGACCACCGCAAATAAAAGGTGATCCAAAAGCCCTGCAGAATCCTCGCCCGTTTGGGATAGAGACGCCGCAAGGCCCTGAGGCAGTGGGCAACAGTTCTCCCCTTATTTTGGGAAGCGTCAACTTTACAAGTGATAACCCTCCTCCTGTTTTACCTGATTTTGCCGGTCAGAGTGTTAGTAATATGGACGAGAGAGAGCGTTTAGAATCATTGCATCAAATTAAGTTCTAAAGTAATGGCTAATAATTTTAATCCGGGTTTTGATAGAGAAAAAGCGGCTTTTATAGAGCTTGCCAACAGAGGCGAGGGATTAAGCCCCATAGAATATATATACGCAGGAAATGCTAGCTTTGAAAGTGTGCTTGCTTCTTATTTAAAAGGCGGCATGATTGATATTAACATGCTTTATGCTGTAAATATCGATGCTACAGATATTGTGACTGTAACGCTTGAAGCTAAAATTGCTACAATTGATACTGCCTATATTACTACTGTTTACTCCGATAATATCTATAACAAGGAAAAAATTACTACTAAAGACTTATTTGTATCACATGATTTAACAGTCGGTAGTGTTACTTCTTTAGCTACTGTTACCTTTCATCCATCTATTTTTGAAGTAGCCGGAGGTGTAGCATCTTTTGATTTAGGTGCATTTACTGTTATAGCAGGTATCATGAGTTTTACAGACACAACTTCTTTCTCGGTTAATTCTCCTATAGTATCGATTAATTATGTAGAAGGTGCTTTAAAAGCTGGAGCAGTTGGAATATATGCAGGTTCCTTAATGGATATTAACGCTCCTAAAATCCAGATAGGCGATCCGACTAAACTTGGGGTAACGACTCTTACAATATCAATGAAACCAGATATATCTTTTACCTGTAGCTCAGCAACAGTAAATATAACCAGTAGTACTATTATTAATCTTACTAGCGAAGCTGATATTAATCTAAAATCTCCTACAATCGATTTAGCAGCTGAATTTATAGAAGTGGGAGGTCTTACAGACGTAGATTATACGACCATATTTGCTATAAGAGCCAATAAGTTTTTTGTTACTACCCAAAGCTTAGCAACTATGGAAATTCTAGATACAGGAGTCGGTACTAACTTTTCTTTAGATGGTATAGATTTATGTGATATTTCAGTTAATAAAGCAATAATAAATGTTACTTCAACTGCTACAGTTACTAGTGCTGCTTTAGATATTAACAGCACTGATGTCAATATTAATAGCTCAACTGTTAATATCACAGGAACAGGAAATATAAGTTTAAAAGCAGCAGGAACTATTTCGGTAGATTCCCCAGGAACTATTCCCGGAACCCCTGTTCCTGTTGAAGGAGGGGGAGCATTAATAGCGGATTTTGTACCTCCGCTTCCGGTTAGCGGAGAATTAATCTTTACCTTACCCAATGTAGTAACCTGTGAAGGCGGAAAGTTAGTAACCGTAGATTATATTGTAACTCTTACATGCGTTGTTTAAGATTGCTTTTTGAGTGCAATTTGCAAAATGAATAATTTGTTTGTTATAATACAACTAAGTAAAACTTACGATCAGGCTTAAAAAGCCTCTCGTCATTGCTAGACGTTAAAAGGCGTAGTTTGTAGTTAAATCTTTTAAAAAACTACTCTGTCATAACTAGACGTTAAAAGGTCACCGAAGCTTGTATTAGCTTATCATTTTTAAATTCAAAAATATTTACGTTTTTTAATTACAGCGTTTTAAACGCTTACTTCTTTTTAATTAAACAATAATAAAGATATGTGGGAAATTATGTCTAGAATAAGAAATTTAAGTAGTGGATCTCCATTACAAGCCCCTGAAATGACTACGGCTGAAATACATGCTTTAACTGCAGTAGAAGATGGTATGATTGTATATAATACAGATACTCGTCAATTACTTACTCATGTTGCTGGTTCTTGGCTTGCTATAAGCAATAGCGGTAGTTCTGGCACTGTTACTAACGTAGATACAGGAGTAGGTTTAACAGGAGGTCCAATTACTGGAGCAGGTACAATTGAGTTAGCCGACACAGGCGTTGTTGCAGATACTTATACCGCTGCAAACATCACTGTAGATGCTCAAGGTAGAATTGTCTCTGCAACTAACGGAGATATCGGAACTGTAGACTCTATTGTTGGAACAGAAGGTCAGATAGACGTTGATTCTACCGATGTTGCTAACCCTATCGTAAGTCTAGCTAATACAACTGTTGAAGCAGGAGAATATACTGCTGCAAACATCACTGTAGACGCTCAAGGTAGAATTGTCTCTGCGAGTTCAGGAAGCATAGGAACTGTAGACTCTATTGTTGGAACAGAAGGTCAAATAGACGTTAATTCAGATGATCCGGCTAATCCTATTGTAAGTCTAGCTAATACAACTGTTGAAGCAGGAGAATACACTGCTGCAAACATCACTGTAGATGCTCAAGGTAGGATTGTCTCTGCGAGTTCAACATTACTACCAGAAACAACGACTCCAAATTCAATAGTTACTTGGGGAGCTGATGGAAGTTTACTTAATAACTCTACCACCCAAATTGATAATGCAGGTAATATGACTTTAAATGGTACTATTACTGCTTCATCGTTTGCTTCTGTTGGTAATGTAGATATTGAAGAATCTGGAAAATTAAGAATAACTTCAACTAATCAAGGGGTAGTGCAAATTAATGCAAGCCCTGATCTTACTGAATTAGTTAATATAAATTTTAATCAAGATTTATATTTTCCTAGTGATTCAGGTGTTCCAGGAGCATCACTAATGACTGATGGAAGAGGTAATTTATCTTGGCTTCCTAATTTATCTTCTATAATCAGTAGAAATAATACTATTTATGTTGATAATATCGATCCTATTGATGTTAATATTGAGCTACCTGATACTGGAGTTGAAGCAGGAGAATACACTGCTGCAAACATCACTGTAGACGCTCAAGGTAGAATTGTCTCTGCGAGTTCAGGAAGCATAGGAACTGTAGACTCTATTGTTGGAACAGAAGGTCAAATAGACGTTAATT